GATGGGCGCGTACAGGTCTTCGTAGCGCATGTGGAACTGGCACAGCGCCACATGGGTCTCTTCATCCCGCGGGCAGTAGTCGTTGTTGTAGTGCAGCTGGTGGCAGGGATAGCAGGGGGCCACGCCGGGGACGGCGGTGGTGTTCAGCCAGTGCTTGCTCAAGTTCTCGTGCGAGCTGTGCGAGAGCATGAGGACCTTCTTTACCTGCGGCTCGTAGCAGACGCTGTTGAGCACGCCGGTCTCGGGCCCGAAGACGCAGTGCATCCGTTGCGCCAGCGTCAGGGTCTGCCGCACGCTGAAGCCGCCGCAGCCGCAGATCACCCGCGGCTCGGTCTGCCAGCCTTGCTCCAGGAGCTTCCCGGCGTAGTCGCCGACGAACAGCACGCACACCCGGCGCAAGCGTTTCAGCGCCTCGCGGATGACCTCGTCCTGGTGCAGATTGAATTTGTGCGGCGAGCTGCCGGCGGTGGCGATCATCAGCCAGTACACCGGACCTTCCAGGCCGGCCTTGCGCGCCGTGCTGGCCAGCCACTCGGCGGCCCAGCTGGCCTCGTCGGCGGAAGCGTAGAACTTGCCTTCGGGCACGAACGGGATGGCCGCTAGCGCCGCCGCGTGCTCGGCATAGTTCTGGTTCAGGTGCTTGTGCCGCAGCGCCGTCGGCCAGGTGTGCTGAATGCGCCCGGGGAGCGCCAGCCAGGCCCCCTCCACGCTCTCATTCAGATTCACCACCCGATCGTAGTATTTTGCGAGGCTCTTCCAAAACAAACCCAGTTCATGGTTCGGAACCTGATCGACGTCGACCATGTACCAGTCGTCAACGTGCGGATCCAGCGCGATGGGATCCTTGCCGCGTTCCGTCGTGAGGACGGTGATGTGGAAGCCCTCGCGCTTCAACTGCGGCAGCAAGTAGGCCGCCTGCAGTTGGTCGCCGATGCCGCCGTGACGGATCACCAGCGCGGTCTTGGGCAAGCGCGGTCGCAGACAGGAGTAGCTGTGGCCGGTGCCGCTGGCCCGCTTCTGGAACACCAGCAGGAAGCTGTACTCGCGGCCCTGATCGCGTTTTTCGTTCACCAGCAGATCCCACGATCCCACCGCGACCATGGCGCTGACGATGTCCTGCGGCCGGAAGTCGTGCACGTGATCGGGATTCGCGCCCGGGGTGCCGATGTTCGGGTACAGGTCCGCGTGCGGCAGGTACAGCACCAGGTAGCCGCCCTCCTGGATGCAGCTCCACCAGTCGGCCAGGCAGGCCTGATGGTCCTCGATGTGCTCGAGCAAATGCGACGAGAAGACGTAGGGCAGTGAGGCCGCCTCCACGCTGGCCGACAGCTTGGCCGCGTCGGCGATCACCAGGTCCGGCTGCATGGCGATGCCGAACAGATCGACGTCCTTTTGATTGTCGACGCCGATCATGTGGCGGAAGGCCTTGCCCGGCCCGCAGCCGACGTCCATCCCTATACCTCTCGTATAGCGGACGATGTCGTACTTGACCTTGGCGGCCTCGTCGCCCTGCGGATCGGAGAGCCTCCAGACCATCTAGGCCTCCTTCATCGCCTTGAGGCGCTTCTGCACCTCGGCCTCGATGCGCTTCTCGTCGGCCACTGCCCGCGCCTTCGCATCCAGGTCGAGCTCGCGCTCCACCTCGTCCAGCGGACGCACCTCGCGCCCCTGGGCGTCGAACTGGCGCCCGTTCTGCTCGTAGCGGGCGTTGTTGGCAACCTCGCCGTAGATCTCGGCGTAGGGCAGCTTCTTCTCCAGCTTGTGCGGCTCGGGCATACGCGCCTCCTAGTAGCGTTGGTCCTTCGGGGTCTCGTCCTTCCAGGCGTCGGAGTCACAGGCGGCGGTGATGCCCTTGCCGTTGGGCTCCGGCATCCGGCGGCCGGGGGTGTTCTGCTGCTGCTGGTTCTCCGGATAGCACTGCTCCATCGGATCGGAGTCGGTGGCGCTCCCGAAGCCCTTGATGCGGTTGTCGGCCTTGAGGTCGGTGTCGGCGCCGTAGGCCCCGCCCATGCCCGGGATGAAGCCGGTGCCGGTGCCCTTGTTGGGTGGATTCAGCGGCGGCTCGTGGGTGCGGCCATCGCTGGGGAACGGCATTTGCGGATCTTGGTACTGGCTCATGTGGATCTCCGGTTATCGGGCCCAGCCGCGCGGGCGCGACAGGAACCCGCCCATCTTCAGCGGGTCGCCCGCGTAGGTGTCGCCGCCGTACTTGTCCTCGGAGAGGACCGGGGTGCGCTCGTCGGTGACGTTCATATAGCCGCGCTTGATGTCGGCGGCAGAGCAGCCGCCGTTGTGCTCGACCCCGGACGAATACACAATTTTGCGGCCGAGTTCGTCGCCGACGCCGAAGCCGTCGCGGTCGTGCGGCTCTTCCAGCATCTGGCCGGGTGCGTTGCTCATGGCTTCTCCAATGCGAGAAGGGCCGGAGGTCGTCCGGCCCTTGATTACGTGCGGTAAACGGAGCCTACGCCGCGGAATCCCACTTCACGATCCGCGCGTTGGCGGCCACCGTGTGCACCAGCGCAAACCCGCCCGAGTAGTACCAGGCCACGCCGCGCGAACGGCCGTAGTCGGTCGGGATCTTGCCGCGCATTTCCTCCGGCACCACGATGCCTTCGGCCACCGTATCCTGGCCGAAGAAAAACGCCTGGTTGCTGTTGCCGGTGGTCCAGTTGGCCTTGGCGATGTTGGTCTGCTCGACGAACCGGCAGCTCTCGTAGCGGCCGATCTCGCCGGCCATGATCATGCGCAGGCCGCTCTCCACGTACTGATGCAGGGTTTCGAGTTGGTTTTTCAGCGGGCGGAAGGTGGAGGGGTGCCCCACCACCACGTAGTCGTCGCCGACGAAGGGCGGGATGTTGCGCTCCTTCATCATGTCGACGATCAGCTTCACGTGCTCGGTGCGCAGCCCGATGGTGTTGGTCAGGGTGGCGGTGCCGTTGGTGGTCAGCGTCAGCGCCGTGGTGCTGGAGCCGCCGGTCGGCACCACGCGGAGAGGCGTCGCGTTGAAGCCGTTGTAGGCCATGAGATCGAAGGCTTTTTTCGCGTCGTTCTTCAAGACTTTGTCGATCACCTCCAGCACCGAGTGCTTGCTCAAGTCGTCCAGCTTCTCGGTGAACGGCACCGCGTTGGCCGCTTCACCAATGGTCATGGTGCCTTGAGTGATCGTAAAGTTGGTTTCCGGCACCGTCGCGGTTTCCGCGAGCACTGTACCTGCGGTAACTACATCGGAATACACGTCCCAATGGAAGGTATCCCCCTTCTTCTTGCCCTGCACCGCCGCATCCTTGATGTCGGCGAACTGGCGCCACTTGCACAGCGGCTGCAGGGTGAAGCGCAATACATCGCTCAACATTTCGCTGAACATGAACCCGCCGAGGGAGGCGGTGACCCAGACCTGACCTGCCATGATGATTCTCCCGTTTACGTGTCGTCAATGGACCGACGAAGGTGCACTACCCGGGCGGGCTGCGCGCATGGCCGCGATCACGCTGGAATTGGTTTGTGGTGGAGCTTCCTGCGTGCTGGCACGTGCAGAGGCCGCGGGCAATTCGTCGATTGCCGCTTTCTTGCCGGTGCGATTGACGGCGGGAGTGGGCGCGGGGGTGGTATGCCCGGTGCGCCAGGCGCTCAACGTGCGAGCGGCGGCCTCGTACACCGGCCGGTACTGCTGCGGCTGCAGCTCCGCCACGCTTTGCACGCCCAGTTTGGCGAGCTCCGCGCGTAGCGCGCTGTTGGCCGCTCCGGCAGTGATGGGATCGGTATCCGCGTCGGGGTGGGCCGCCACGAATGCCGCCCGCGCCTGCTCGAGCGTTTGCTCTTGCCGAATCTGCTGCCGCACGAGTTCCGTGATCGCGGCGGCATCCACCGCCGGTGCAGCAGGTTGCTGCAGCTTGCGGAGGGCCGCCGTGGCCGCTTCCTCGTCGCCTCGGAACAGGGCTGCTACACCGGCGGCGATCGGGTCCTCCTGCGTGGTATCCGCAGGGGCCGCGGGGGTCGGAGCCGGGTCCGATTTCAACTTGGCCCGAACTTCGTCGGCCAAGAGGTTGATCGAATGTAACTGATCGCGCGAGCGCTGCAAATACTCGTCGGCGGCGGAGACCTTCTGCGCGTCGGCGATGACGTCGGCCAGCGTGCGCTCGATCTCCACCCCGTTCACCTTCAGCTTGACGCTGCGGGTGAGGTCGAGCGGCTCCGGGACGGTCTCCGGATCCGGCGGGGGCGGCGGCGCGCCCGGCTGCGGCTTCGGCTGCGGCGGCGGGGTGGCGGGCGGATCCTTGGCCTCCAGCTCCGCCGCGATCTCCCACACGCTGCGCTCCTGCGGGCGCTCGTCGGCGGCGGGGCGGGCCACCGCCGGCTGGCCGTTGGTTTCCGCATCGCTGCCGGTATCGGGATCGGCGGGCGCGGGGGCGCCGGCCACGTAGGCGGCGTGATCGGCCGGTTCCATGTCGGCGGCCACGGTCTCGCGCCGCCGCTCGCCCATCATCGCCATCGCTTCGGCGCGGGAGTAGCGGGCGCCGGGTTCGTTCAGTTTGCTGTCAGCCATCTTGGGTCTCCAGTTGCAGGGGTTCGCTGCCGGTGGGGGCGTCTTCGGCGGCCAGCGCGTCGGCAGCGGCCTGGCCGCGCTGGATGTAATCGGCAATGAACTGCTGCCAGCAGTCGAGCGCGGCGATGCGGGCCTGCTTGCTGCGAAACTTGGCGCGGTCCTCTTCCAGCTCGATGTCGAGCGCGGCGATCTGCTCGCACAGCGCGCTGCGCTCGGTCTCGGCGTCGAAGATCATGCGTTGCGCCAGCGCGCTCTCCAGGAAGCGCTCGGCCTGCACCCCGAGCTCGACCACCGCCCAGCGCGGATCGGCCTGGTTCACCGCACGCCGTCAGGGCGTTGGGTCTGGATCCCCTGCTGCGCCCCCAGGGTGGGGGAGGGCGGCTTCGGCGGCGGCGGCGGGGTCATC